GCTGACATCACTTTTGCTCCTCACTATGCAGTTCCAGCAACTTCTATGTGGGTAAAAACAACAACACCTGGCGGTGGTTTAGATTTAGACGCACGTCTATACACTACTTCAGCAGGTTCATTTGTTGAGCAACAAATCTTATACGCACAGGACTTTGATCCAACTGGTGCGGCATCAGACATTTTACACGATGGTTCAGCAAACTCTGGTAGAACACTACTAGAAGGCGATTTAGCTCTTATTGTTGATGCAGTAAATGGTAAAATTGTTTTCAAAAGATGGGACTCAGTACAAAATGAGTGGGATATGGTAGGCACAGATGCTTCAGCATCAACTGGTGGTTATATCATGAACGTAGCAACAGCAATGCCTGTTGGTAATCCAGCTAACGGAACATATTGGTTTGATGATGCACTGAACAACTTAGACATTTTTGAAGTGGCTATGAATGGTTCAGATCAGGAATGGAAAAAAGTAGAACACGTACTTTACGGTTCAGCGGCTCCACTAACTAATTCATCAGGTGGTGCATTGGCTGACGGTGATTATTGGGTTGATACAAACGAATCAGCATATCCAGTAATTTACAGATACAATGGTAGTGCGTGGATTGCGAAGAACAACACAGACCAATCAACTCCAGATGGTGTAGTATTTGGTGACATTACAGCAGATGCAAAAGCGGCGAACTCATTCGTTGGCTCAGCAGATATTATTGCTGATGGTCCAGATCCATTATTCTACCCAGTTGGTATGTCAGCGGTTAATATGTGTCGTTCAGCAAATACAGTTCGTGTTTATGACGCATCAGCAACTACTTCTTGGAAGTGGAGAAACGCGGCATCAAATGCAATGACAGGCGCAGGTAGCTTTGGTTCAAAAGCTCAACGTAAAGTTATTGTAATGGGTATGCAGGCATCATTTGCTGGCGAACAAATACGTGAAGAAACAATTCAATTCCGTTTATTAGCGGCTCCTGGATATCCAGAGCTAATGGATGAAATGACAACTTTAAACGCAGACAGAAATGAAACTGCATTTATTATTGTTGATACTCCATTTAAACTAAACCCAACAGAAGCAATTCAATGGGTTAACGGAAATGGCGCCGTAGAGAACGGTGTAGATGGTCTTGTAAGCAAAAACGCATACGCGGCGGCTTACTATCCACCAGTTCTAACAACTGATCCAGTATCAGGTGCAAGTGTTATTGCTCCGGCATCACACTCAGCACTATACACATATGCATACAGTGACAACGTATCATTCCAATGGTTTGCACCAGCAGGTTTGACACGTGGTATAGTACAGAATGCATCAAATGTTGGTTACTTAAATAGTGAAGGTGAGTTTACTCCAGTTTCACTAACACAAGGTAACAGAGATGTTATGTACGAAGCTGAACTTAACCCAATCGCTAACTTACCAGGTGATGGTGTTATTGTATATGGTCAGAAAACATTAAGCCCAGTGGCAAGTGCTCTTGATCGTGTAAACGTGGCACGTCTAACTGCATATCTAAGAGAAAGATTTGCAATTATTGGTCGTCCATTCTTATTCGAGCAAAATGACACTCAAACTCGTGCTAATGCGGCTTCAACATTTAACGGCTTCTTAGCAAATATCTTAGCTCAAAGAGGTGTATATGATTATGCTGTAGTTTGTGATGAAACAAACAATACTCCTGCAAGAATCGATAGAAATGAATTATATATTGATGTAGCAGTAGAACCTACTAAATCAGCAGAATTTATCTATATTCCGGTACGTATCGTAAATACAGGCGAATTAAGCTAAAATACAATATAAAAGCGGTGTCCAAATAAGGGCACCGCTATTTTTTTGACAAAAACGATAAATACAATATAACAGATATACACTGTTTAATAAAAAAGGAGATTAACAATGGCAGTAATTAGCAATTTTGGTCTATCAACTGGTTCTTCTTCGACACTGATGCCGAAACTTCAGTATCGTTTTAGAGTAACATTTGAAAACTTAGGTGTATCAGGTTCATCAGGTAACCTTGCTACTTCTAACGTTATTTCAATTACACGTCCAGGTATTGACCATGAAGATGTAACAATTGATACATACAACTCAAAAATTCGTATGTTAGGAAAACATACGTGGCAAGATATTACACTTATTCTTCGTGATGACGTAGATGGTAATGTCGTAACTCTTTTTGATAAACAATTATCAAGACAAGTTAACCACAATACTCAATCATCACCACAAGCAGGTGGTAACTATAAATTTGCAATGCACATCGAGACATTAGATGGTGCTAATGGTCCAATCGAAGACGCTAACGTTTTAGATAAATGGACACTAGCTGGTTGTTTTATACCAACAATCACATATGGTGACTTAAACTATTCATCAAGTGATATGGTACAAATTACAGCAACTATACGTTTCGATAACGCATCGCACACACTAACTGGATCAAGTACCGACTTACTTTCAGCCGTAGCAGTTGATGAAACAGGTTCTAACCCAGCTGGTGGAGCACCATCAAGTTAATTTAGGAGTAACTAGGTGTCTAAGTTCTTGGGAGATCATGCAACTCGTGTATATTTCGGTGAATCTCCTCAAGGTGGCGATCAAGTACAGTCACTTTTACCTAGGCATAAATTTAATTACCAAGTTACTTTTACACACCTAGACTCAACTGGTGGTTATACATCAACACTATTTGAAACAGCGACCTCGGTACAAATGCCGAGTGTCGCTTTTCGTACAAATACACTAAACGCATATAATAGAAGAGTAACAATTCAAACTGGTGTTGATTATCA